GAATCGTGCGATAGACCTTGCGCGACGTCGTGCCCGAGGCGCCGACCGGGACCGTGACCGTGACCATCGCGCCGCCGAACGGCTTGGGGTCCAGCCCCAGCGCGCCCTGGCCCAGTTCACTATCGGGCGTGGTGTCCAGATAGAAATTACTCACGTCGCGATCGCCAATCACGGCGAGCGGATACCAGACGCCGCCCAGCTTCCGCCACAGCCGCCGGCCGGTCGCGCGGGCATCCGACGTGGTCGTGATGCCCCAGAGGCCAATCGCGGCCCCAATCGGATCGTTGGACGGCAGCGACGTCAAGCTGCTATCCGCCGCCGTATCCGTATAGGTGTAGTTGGTCGAGTTGTCGAGAGCGCCCGCCTGGGCCAGTTGTTCACGGGTGATCGTCGTCACCGCAAACGGCGTGGTGGCATTCGCCCGCGAGCGATAGAGGCCCAGCGACATCACGCGCAAATCCTCAAACGCCGTGCGGAGTTTGTTCGCGTGAAACGTGATGAGGACGGAGGTTTTGCCGGCGCCCATCGAGGCGACCCCGCCCAGCGGACAAATCAGGGGCGACGTTTCCCCGTTCTGGCTTTTCACCGTCGTCCAGTACGTGTAGTTGACCGAGGGCGTCATATTGCCGCCGCCGGTTTGGGGTGCCAGCGTGCCGCTGTCGGTGAACTGGACGCCCGCGTGTCGGACGGCCGTCACCGCCGTCACGCCACTGATCGCCGTCTCACCAATGGCTGACACGAACGAGACACCGTACTCGTAGGTGCCGTCGAGCGGACCATCGGTGACGAACGAGAAATAGGCGGTATCGCTGGCCGGGGCCGAGGTCGAGACACCCGTCACCGTCACGGTGGTGCCCGAGACACTCGCCACCGTCCACACGCCGTCGAAGGCACCGGTGCCGCTCTGGAAGATCCGCACCCGCGACCCCGGCGTCAGACGCGGGCCGCTGGCATCCGTGAACGCAAACGACGAGCCGGTGCGAGCGATGTTGGCGGTGAAGGTATACAGGTCCTTCGGCGTCGCGTTGTAGGTGCCGACGGCGGTGTGTAACACCGCGCCGCTGCTGATCGCCCCCGGCGTACCCACGGTCGCGGGCGTGACCGTGTTCGACACGGGCGACGGCTCCGACTCGCCCTGATCGTTGACGTCCGTCTTGTAGTAGGCGACGGCACCGAGCGGCCCGCCACTCGTGGTCGTCGAGACCGCCGCCGTCGGCGCCGCGGGGGCGGCCGTCGGCCCCGTGGTAACGGTGCCGGTGTCGTCGCTCGCCAGGCCCGTAAACGGGATCACCGCCGACCCGATCAGGACGGACCCCGCGCTGTTGTCCGTAAAGGCGTCACTGATGGGCAGGGACGTCATGCCGACGCCGACGTCGGCGCTCAACGACGACCCGGCCCCCTTCCCGATCACGCGCGTCCGCAGCTGGCTGTCGTCCGCCTGCAGCACGATCGGGGGCGTGTTGAGGAAGCGCCCCGGCGTCGCGTCAATGTCATCGGGGGTCGAGGTCGCCTCCGTCAGGAACAGATGCACGTCCAGGTCTTCGACGTAGCTGTACCCGCCGATGAGCCCCGCCAGTTTCGCGAAGGCGCCGCTCAGCGTGTCGCTGCCGTCGAAGGTCACCGACACGGCCGGCAACGCCGCTTCCACATGCACCCCGGTAAAGCCCGGCGCAAAGCGCGCGATCAGGTCACGCGCGATCGTCGTCGCACTCACCGCCGCATACGTCCCGAAGGGGCGCTTGCGATTCAGCCGCGCCATGTCATCCGTCGCCGTGCAGGCCCACGCCAATTGATGGGGCCGGCCTTCGTAGTGCTCATCGACCGTCTGGAACGTGCCGTTGAAGAGCAGCCGCGGCGTATCGCTATTGATCGACACGCGCAGATCCTGGCCGGCCAGTGGCGCCGTGCCGTCCACGGTCAGGGTGCAGGTATTCGGCTCGTCGTTGATCGCGTCGTGGATCGTGAAGCCCGCCCGTCGCACCCGCGCATTCGCGTACGCCCCGCCGATCAGCACCGACACGCGCGCCGCCCGCTGCCGCGCCAGCTCCGCCGGGACGTAGCCCAGGCGGAAGTTATTGAGCCGCGCGGTGCCGAGGATCGCCGGTTGCAGCGGCATCAGGCCCCCAGCGGCACGGCCTGCATCACCGAGCGCGTGATGTGATCACTGACGCGCTTGGCGATGTTGGCTTCGGTGTCGACAATGCTGAAGTTGTTCACCACGGAGGCGCCGCCCCCGCCGCGGAAGGCGCCCGCCGTGGCGCCGGGACTGAGCGCCGGCCCGCTGAGGCTCGCGAGGGCTTCCGCCTGTGAGGTCGTTTGGAACAGGGAGTTCCGGCGGTTGATGGCGTTGGCCTGGGCGGCATACTGCATCAGCGCGATCCACTCCTTCACGGCGTCGCCCGAGATCTGCACTTGCTGCGCCACGCCCGCGTAGCCGGCCACCGCGCCCGCCGTCGCACTGACTGCCGCGGTGCCCGCCGTCGTGTGCGCCACGCTGAGCGCGTCGGTGGCCGCGGTCAGCGCCTCCTGCTCGGTGAGATAGGCGCGCGTCGCCGCCGCTTCGTCGTCGATGCCTTTCTTGACCGCGACCTGTTGGGCGATCCAGCCCGCGGCGGCGTTGTTCGACGCCTTGAGATTCTGCGACGCCGCCGCCGCCTTGTTCAAGTTGTCGAACAGCACGATCTGATTCGCGATTTCGACGTCGTAGGCTTTCGAGGCCGCGGCCTCCCGTTTGATGGCCGCGGCGTGGATGTCCGCCTGGTCGGCGGTGAGCTTCTTCTGGGCCGCGAGCACCTTGAGGGCGTCGGCGCTGACGCCGTAGACCCGCGTGATCTCCGCGTCGGTGGCGCCCGCTTGCTTCGCAATCGCAATCGCGTCGCGCGTGGCGTCCGACAGACCGCGCACCGCCTTCTGCGCATCGGCGATCCGCTGTGCCGAGACGGCATAGGCGTCGTTCTGTTCCTGGATGCCCTTAAGAAACTCGCGCGTGGCCGACGCGCTCCCCTGGGCGGCCGTCTCTAATCCCAATAAGCTGGCCCAGGTCTTCTGCACCGCCGCGTCGAGGCCGAAGAACTCCATCGTCGCCCGGCCGATGTTCCAGCCCGCCATCGCCGCGGCCACGACGCTGGCGCCCGAGGCCAGGAGCCCGAGTTGGCTGACCGTCTTGCCGGACATCTCGCCAATTTCCGCAATCCCTCTGGCGTACTTGCCGATGTTGATCCCGGTCGCCGCGAGCGCCTGATCCACCTGGCCGATGGAGTCGCGGAAGCTGTTCATCGGCACCGTGGACCCGCCGGCCATGTTCCCGAGCGCCTGTTCGACCTTCACGGCGCCGCCCTCCATCCCCTTGAGCGACACTTCCGCCTTGGCCGCAGCGGTATAGAACTGCGAGAAGTCGGCGTTCAGGGTTCCGGTGACTGCCATGTGCTACTCGGTCTCGGCCTTGTTCAGTTCATCCACGATCAGCGCATACACGTCCGGGTCTAACTCGTCGACGTCGCGAAGGGAAAGTCCACAGTGGCGGGCGATGACGATGTCGCTGAGGACGTCGGCCCGCCACTCGTCGGTTTTTTTGCGGCACGCTCCTCGCGCAGCGTCCGCTCGTGCGCCTGGATCGCGGCCTCCATCTCGTCGAACACGACCGGGTCGAGGTTATCGAACACGGCCGCGAGGGCGTCGGCGTCGAGCCCGCGGATCGGCATGTCGTCGCCCTCGGGCAGCGTCCAGTCGACCACGTACGCGATCACCGTTTCCCGGTAGAAGTCGAGCGTGTTGAAGCGCACCGTGCCGTCGGCGTCCGTCGTGTGCATCCGCGCGCGCGCCCGCCGATACTCGCCCTGGCTGAGGCGCTTGCGGATGACGAGCGTGAGGCCGCTCGGCAGCGTCAGCAGTTTCGTTTCCGGTTTCACAAACAGGCTCATCGGTCTCCTTAGCGTTCGGGCGGGCCGAGCGTGGCAATCAAGCCGCGCTCGCCCAGTTGCAGATCGACCAGCGGCCACGCCCAGTACCCGCCGGGCCGTGCCGCGGTAAAGAGGAGCGGACGCTGGCGCGACAGGTACGGATCGACACGCTTGACGAGCGCCGTCAATTTCCATTGGCCTTCGGTCTTGGCGATCGTCCAGGTCGTGAGCGTCACGGCGTCCTTGTAGCCGAGGACGAGCGCCCCGGCGCTGCCTCTGAGCGTGACCGACGTGAACACGGCGCCCTTACGGCGCCATCACCCACGGGCCGGCGCCCATGAACGATCCCGAGACCTTCGGCACCTTGGTGTCGCAGTCGATGTCGGCGTCGATGTAGGCGAGGCCGGACCACTTGAAGGTCGGCTCGGTGGAGTTAGGCGCGAGCTCCAGCTTGCCCGGTGTGGCCGCGTCAACCGCGTCGAAGATCACCACGTTGGTGGAGTCCCAGAAGCCCTCGAACGAGCCACTGACGTCCTTCATGCCGGGGACATAGACCTTGTTCGCGTCCCCGAAACAGGTGACGTCGGTGTACTCGGTCTTTTGACTGAGCTTCCACTTATTGAGCGCGATGAGCGCGACGGGCGTGATGCCCGCGGGGTCGTACTTGACCGTGCCGTAGCGTCCGGTTTTAATCATGACGTTCTCTCTGCCTTTCTCTCCTGCTTACGTGACACTCATCTGCACACGGTACTGACCCCCGCGGCGATACCAGAGGATCGCCGCGTCTGCCGCGTCCTGTTCGGTCAGGCGGAAGCGTTCTTCGCGGTGCATCACCATGTGGGTGTACCCCGTCACGGTGAGGGACTGATCCTCCAGCAGCACATCGATCCGCGCTGCCGCCGCTTTGACGTTTCCGCCGGCCGTGGACAACATCCGCGCCTCTACCAGGTAGAGCGCGTCTTCGTACGCTCGTCCGCCGAACTTCGCCTCGTCCATTGCTGTGACGAGCGACACGATCACGAACTTCGTCGAGCCCGCCGGGGCCACGTCCATGAACACGAACGCCCCCGACTGCATGAGCGCCGCCAGCGTCGCATCGCCCGCCAGCTTGGCCACGAGCGCGGCATCAATGTCGGAGCTGTCCGGCATCTACGCCGCCCCGCTCACGAGGAGCCCGTGCTTCACCAGCAACGTGTAGAGCCCGTCCCACATGAAGCGCCGATGGCGTTCCATGACGGGCCCGAAAATCTTGGCCGCCGGCATCGCCCCGACGAGCTTCTTGACGCCGTTCTTCTTGGTGACGTAGGACCGCACCTGCGTGCCCTTCTCGAAGATCGTCGCGTGCGGGGCGGTCGAGGCCACCTGGTAGGCCGGGCCGTATTTGCCCGATCGTTTCTTCTTCACCACGACGTGGTTTTCGAGACTGCCCGTCACCCGGTGCCGGTTGTAGGCCGAGCGCACGGCCTGCCCCGCCCCCTCGGCCTCCTCGCGAATGATGTCGCCCGCCTCGGTGGCGAGGGTGTCGGGCAGCGACTTGAGCGCCACCTTGAACTCGGCGAGGCCGACGAAGGTGAACTTCGTCACGGCACCACTTCCACGGCGATCAGGTCCATCGTGATCGATCGCTCCTCGGGGTTCGACACGCCGGTGATCGAGAACGTGCGCGCGTTGAACACCATCCGCGTTTTCGTCGTCACGCCCGCGAGATAGCGCCCCTGCACGATATAGGTGTTGGTCGACAACACCGTGCCGAACGCGACGCGCTCGAGGTCGCGGACCGTCGCCGGCTCAATGCTCACCATCCACGCGCCCGGCGCCAGGTCCGCCCACGTGTTCGTCCAGCCGCCATCGCCATCCGAGACGGCCGGCCCCGGCGTCTGGAACAGCACGCGATGGCGATAGGCGTTGATGGTCACGCGATCACCGGATCCCGATTGAGCGCGATCAACCGATCGACCGCGGCCCACAACGCCTCGTCGAGCTCCATGTCGTCGCCGCGGTGCTCGAACAGGTGCGTGAGCACGACGAGGATCGCGGCCTGCACCCCGCCCGGCACCGTCCCCGCGGTCCACGTCCCGGCGATCGCCGCCCACCACGCCGTCGCGCTCACGTGCTCGAGCACGAGATCCTCGGCCTGATCGAGCTTCAGCTGGATGTCGACATCGCCGGGGTCGAGCGCCGGCAGCGTGATCCGCAAGTGCGCTTTCGCCTGCACGAGCGTCACCAGCACGGCGGCCATTACTTCGCGACTCCGTCGCGGCCGTCACGCCCACGCTTGACCATCAACGTCCAGTCCGGCGATCCGTCGCCCGGCTTGCTCGAGGTCGCCGTGTTGCAGTGCCAGCTCGAGCCGGCCCACGTGACCAGGTGCCCGCGCTCGTACCCTTTGCCGTCCTGGTAGACGCCTTCGTACGAGAGGCCGGGTGTCCCGTCGGCACCGTCCTTCCCGGGCGGGCCGGGCGCGCCGGGCGGCCCCGGCAGCGGCGGCCGGGTTTCGAGGATGGCGACTCGCTCCCGGACCGCCGCGCCTTCGTCCCGGCGCAGCTCGACGACCTGCCGCAGCTCAGGCACCGCGGCTTCGAGCACGGCCAGGCGCGCTTCGAGCGGGGCCGTCGCGGCCTTGATGCCGGCCACCACGACGGCCGCGATCTCTTCGGTGGCGGTCATGTGGTAACCCCCTTGAGCACCAGGGTGAGGCCCTCACCGACGTTGAACCATTTCTTCGCGTCGGGCGACGGCGGCAAGGCGAATTGCGGCGGCGGCGCGGGCTCCGGCTTCGCGAACGGATCGTTCTGATCGCGTTCGGCCAACGCGGACAGGCTGAAGTACTGCTGCTGCAGCATCGGCGAGTCGCCGCCCTTGACGGGGCCGAGGTCAAAGAACCGAAACCGCACTTCGTTCGGCGTCATGCCCGCGCCGATGGCGGCCTGGGCCCCCGCGGACCTTGTCGCGGTGTCCATCCGCATCAGGTCCGCCAGGTCGACTTCGGTCCCGTACGGCGCCTTGAGCTCGAGGCCTTCATCGAGCGACGCCTCGAGGTTCTCGATGTGTGACTGCAGACACTGCGAGTAGTACTGGATATTGAGCGGCTCGATGTTCGCGTACGGCGGCGGCGGCCCGATCGAGATCATGTAGGGCTGGATGTGGAAGCACGAGCACACCGTTTCGCCGGTCCACTTCAGCTGTTCGATCAGCTGCGCATCGACGGCGTTCACCGCCATCGCTTCATACTTCAACCCGTCGCCCAGGACCGCGACCTTGCCGACGTTGTCGCCGGTAAAGTTGGCGTCCCAGTACTCCTTGAGCCGGAGCGCCGTCGCTTCGAGGATCTTGCCCGGCGCCGTCAGCACCCCGCCCGGCTGGCTGCCGTTGCTGAAGAACTTCTGGCTGTTGTTCTGGATGCTGAGGCCCTGCATCGCGGCGACGCCGCACGCATAGATCGGCGAGACGCCGATCAGCGGGTGATAGAGCGCGACCATCAAATCATGAATGATTTCACTCGCGGGTACGGTGACCGTGTCGGCGGTCTGCCCCGAGAGATCATCGCGGCGCAGTTGGTAATAGACCGCGCCGTCGGGGGTGACCAGCGGGGTCACGCGCGTCGGGTCCAGGATGTAGAGCGCCACGACCACGCCGCGGCGGTCGCGCTCCTTCAACACGTAGGTGTTGCCGTGGATCAGCTTCGACGTCAGCCACTGCTCGATGAACTTGATCCGCGTCTGGTAGCGATTTGGTTTCCGTAGTACCGGCGAGTAGGCGGGGTTCGTCGTCGGCGTCCAGATCCCGTCGGCGTCGACCTGGACGAGCCGGAGGCCGAGCTTCGCGATGTCGGAGGCGATCAACGTGACGCACGCGAACACCGCCGAGTACGTCAGCGCGCTGCCGGCGCTGATCTCGACGTTCCGCTGCCAGGCGCCCATGAACGGCTCGCGGACGATCGGCCACCACCCGCCGCCGCGGGTCGACAGCGCCGACAGCTGCAGCGTCTTGGTGCGCGCGACCGTGAAGGGGCCGATCTGCATGGCGTTACTTCCGGCGCGCGGGTTTCTTCTTCGCGGGGACCTTGGTCTTCGTCTTGGCTTTCGGCGCCGGCCGAGACGGCCGCCGGCGGTTGATC